CCATTTTCTTTTCATTCATTTCATTGACTTTGCCTCGCGCCCAACGGAGCATCGCTTGAGATTTTGTCGGAGTAGTCGCCCATCCGGTCAAGAGCGATCTGATTGACTTGAACCAAATGTACATCGGCGCCAGCGGCTGGGTTTAATTCTTCTGTGGCTCGGACTTCGTTGATGGTCATCACGCCGTTCTGAAGCATCTGAGTATAGAACTGAGAGCGGGCGGCCATATCGCCGCGGAACAGGTCGTTCAAACTGAACTTGAAGTAGTGGTTTCGCGCCTCGCGCATCGTAAGCAGTTTACTAGCCAGCTCCTGTTCTATCCTCTTTGCCCACGGCAGCACTGTGTGCCGCGCGAACATAAGGTTCTGTTGCTCGACGTTGTTGTACGTCGTCTGGCTTTCGAGCTGAACAAGCGCAGGAGGAACAGAAAAGATGCGGCAGATTTCTTCAGCCTGAAATTTGCGCGTCTCGATAAACTGCGCCTCTTCCGGTGCGATGCTGATGCGGCTGTACTTAAATCCAAACGGTAAGAGCTTTGTGCCGGCACTGGTCATAGAGCCGTTCCAACTCTTCTGCAAGGTCTCCATCTGCTCCGACTTGAGCGGCTGATCGGAAGACAGCACACCCGTCATTTGTCCACCGTTGCCAAAGTATTCGGAACCGTACTCCTGAGCGGCTTGCGCTAGGCCTAAGTTCTCGCGGTGTAGCTGGATGGGCGACTTGCGGTACATGTTGCAGATCTCCAGCATGTCCTCCTGGGCAACCACCTTACCATCATTCAACTTAAACAACACGCGGCCGTCTACAATGCGCCGCTCTACCTGGTCGGTATCCACGCATTCCATAGCTACCGGCACTCCACCCGCACCGCGCTGAATGATGGCATACCCGCAGCCTTTCATGACGGCTTGCGCAATAATGGTCTCCCAGAAGTAGAATGCCGTCTCGTACGTGTTGGGTCGGTATGTCGTCACATCGAGCGCCGGGTGATCGGCGATCATATCACGGCGGCGGCCATCGGTGACGTAGAGGTGTAGACCGAGGCTGGCAAGCGTACTAGCAATCTTGTACACGCAGGCGTATACAGTACTGATGCGCATGCTGCTATCGTGGGTAATGTTGGCACCGCTTTGGGTGACCCCGTAAAGACCCACCGCAGCCACGATGTCTTGGGGCCTATCCAGTCCGATGCGCGCACGCGCCTGCTGGACGAATTTCTGTATGCGATTGGGCATACGTGCAATTTAAGAAAGGCGGGCCACCGTCGCGACCCGCCCAACACTTAACCAAATATGAACTCACTACAGACTAATCACTTGCAAAAGTGGCTCGTCCTCTTGTGCGTTGTTAAAGTAACAACCCATTGCCATTATAGACGCTACAATGCCGTCAACCTTTTGGCTTTCGCTGTTCTTCTTCTTCGTGACCTTGATGTTGTCGGCTTCGTCGCGGGCAAGGTGAACGCAGCCCATCTGCCAGCGCAAGACGTCATGGCCTCCGTGGATGACTTGGCCTTTGCATAACAGCACCTCAAACTGTTTTGTGGGGTAAGACATCGAGGCGTAGCCTTGACCGAATGGTTGGCAGTCTATGCCGTCGAGGTATGGCACCACCAGGTGCGCTATGTAGCGGTCATAAGCCAGCGCCTGAAGGTCGTAGTCCTGGGCAAGCTGTATGATATGCTGGCGCACAGCAAGCATGTCGGTCACGTTGCCTTCCGTAATCGTCACCAGTCCTAGCCGCTCAAAGGTGTAGTAGTCAATACCACCGCTTAAACTCTTGCTATTGGCTTTGTCTTCGTTTACGAAGTGGTGGCACTTCAAGTAGAAGCAGTCTTTCCGATCGTCGCGGAAGATGAGTGCAACAGCCGTAAGGTCTTTGGTGCTGGACAGGTCCATACCTGCATAGCACGGTAGCGTCTTTAAGTATGCTTCGTCGATGGCTTCGGCTCCGCGCATGAACTCATCGTCCGTCACCCAACGCTCCTCGCTTGCGGTCCAGATGTTCAGGTGCAATCGAAGGAAGGTATTGATCTGCCGTGGGTTCTCTTTGCACCGCTTTACTTCTTGCTCGAAATAATCCGCCTTGCATATTGTACCGAATCCTGGATTCGCTTTGGCCCATGTCGCTGGTACCGTCCAATCATCATCCTTATCAGCCGCATATATGACCGGCAAGAATGTCTCGTCCTGTATGCTTCCTTCTTTGACCTTCTGCGCATACTCGTGAAGCTCGTAACAAATGGAGCTGGTATCGTGTCCCGCGGTCGTAATCGCTATTACCAGCGGTTGAGTACGTGCGCCAGTCGAAGTCTTTAGAACCTCATACAGGTCAGGATTTGGAAAAACATGAAGCTCGTCTAGAATGACGGCATGGGCGTTGAATCCGTGTTTGGTGTTTGCTTCAGCCGATATGGCTTTGTAAAAGCTGTTTTTGTACTCGATGGTATTGCGCAACACATGCCCACGCCCGCGTAGCTTCGGGTTGTTCGCGCACATGGCTGATGCGATTTCAAAGACGATACGCGCCTGGTTACGGTCACCCGCTGCCGAGATAATTTCAGCGCCTGGCTCGCCGTCAGCGAAGAGCATGTATAAGGCGATGGCGGCGCAAAGATTGCTCTTGCCGTTCTTCCTAGGAACTTCAATGTACGCTTGCCGGTATCGGCGCATACCATCCGCGCGAACTGTGCCAAAGAGAGGTCGGATAATGTCGTCCTTCTGCCAGTCCTCAAGTATGAACGGCTCGCCACCCAGCGAACCTTTGACGTGCGTGCAGTACTTCTCGATCCACTCAACCGCCTTATCACCTTTCTCTGCGTCATAGTAGCTGTCCATGATCTAGAATGTACTGCAGTGCAGATTGGGCGCCTTCGGTGTACGTCTTGTGGCCTTTCATATCACCGTAGTGGAAGTGTTGAATTTCGCACTGTTGGGTGTCGTCCATTGGAAACGCTGCGGGCCAGCCACAGCGGAAGACAAACAACCCGCGGTAAGTGCTGCTGGCGTAGCTAAACGCGTCGTCCATATCCATCAAACTCTTAATGGTGTTTGGGGAACTGTTGCTTTCGCTTTCCCACTTCCACTCAAACATGCACCAGAAGTCTTTGGAGTGGTGGCGGTAGATGCAATCAATGTCGTGAACGGTAGCTGGGCGATCGCGGGCCATCTCGCTCACGTACCGATTCATCACATGGATGGAGTGCGGGTTCCTAATCATGCAAAATCTGGGTCATCAACTTCACCACTGCCAACACCAAGCGCTTTGATGTACGCTCGCTTCTTATCGCGTAGCCTCTGCAGCTCGATGTACTCTGGGCGGGACTTGATGTATTTCTGTCCTTTGTCGCCTTGGGTTTCGTACACCATCCCGTCGCGGTCTACTATCTCCTGGAACTTACGTTCCTCGTCGATAATCTTGGCCAGTGTAAACACCAGCTCTTTGGTGTTCTCGTCTACAGCGCCGCTGATGCGCTCAATGTTCTGTAACAGCTTGTCAAACGTGTTCATATGGATTTGGGTCATAACTGGCGAAGCGCAGAGCGGCGACGTTGCGACTGTTGCACCGGTCTAAAACTACGCGAAGGTTTTTTTCTATTTCATTCAATTGGTTGTCCAGGTCACCGCGTCGCACGGCGAAACCGTATGCACCACCGCCAGCACTACGCGCGCACCATACAATGTCTTTGCAATGTGCCGAGAGGCGCTTGACCAGGTCCACACATAGATCTGGGTTGTGTTTACGGTCGATGTCGAATTGCACCAATGTGCTTTCAACGGAACAGTGTTCAGCGCGGCGACCACCAATGAACATGCCGTGGGGCATGAGCGCGGGCCGCTCGCGTTTTGGTGTGTCGAGGTTGCTGCGTTTGGTAGCCTGGACCCATGAGGCCAAGGTGATAGTACGAGGATCGGTAGAGCGCACGCTATCAAGCATGCTCACAGTTTGTGCTTGCCAGTTCATAGTGGTTCGTTTGCTCTAATATACTACAAATCAACGCATTAACCAAAACGGGAACCGATCAAAACCGCGCGCACAAAACATGTGTG